GAGATTTAATCAAAGATCCAAACGACTTTGGTATGTTAATGCTTTTGATAAAACATAACCAAGGTAAGAAACCATTACTAGATAAATTGTTTGCAAAAATTAGACAGTTTGGTATTAAGGCTGTTTATAAAATGCAAGGACTTGAAGATAAATTTGCAACTGAAGATATAGAAGAAGGTGCGTTAAGTATTCCAGCATCTAAACTACCATCATTTGTTTCAGATATGGTTAAAAATCTTGATCCTAATAGAACAAAAGACTTAATGGATATTGCACGTAAACTAGGTAAAGAAGTTTATGTTAAAAAGGATCGTATTGTAATACAAGATCCTGACTTTGATCCACACAAAAAAGACGAAGGTGAATTAATTCCTAATCCTAAAAATACTTCTTTAGTTAAATCAGATTCAGACTATGACTTTATGAAACTTGGTACTAATATAGCCAATGTCAAAGATGTTGATCCTGAAGATGTAAATCCTAACGATCCTGATATTATGCTTCAATTTTGGGGTGGCGAAAAAGAAAAGAAATACATGATGAAACAATTAAAGCGTCTTGGATATGATATACAAGATGCTGATAAGCCAGGTGATGATGCACAGTATGACGAGCGTGAACTTACTAAAGGTGAAGAAAAAGACAAAGAACGTATTGTTAAAGGAATGAAAAAAGGTTCAGCAGACTTTAAAAAGCGTTACGGCGATAACTGGAAAGCAGTTATGTACGCAACTGCAACTAAGTTGGCTAAAGAAGGTTATGATCTAACTGAAACTGGATATGAAGATCCTTCATACTTTTATATAACAAACGGCATGGCTCCACCGCAAGTACGTGAAGAAGATTTACAAGAGTTTACTAATGAAGAAGTATATATGGATATTTCATTAATAAAACCTGTACAACGTAATAGATCCTGGGATAAACTACACAAGCAAATGACTCGTGTAAAAGAAGGCAACTATGCTCCTATAGTAATTGATAATACAGGATATATTGTTAATGGTCATCACAGATATGATGCACTTAGATTTATGGGCGAAACAGACGCTAAAGTTAGAATAATGAAAGGGTCATTGCGTGAAATAATTAGTTTAATGCAAGATAAATAATACTATGCTAATAAGAGAAATATTTAATAGAAAAGTAGACGAAACAGCAACAGCGGGTGCTACAAGTGCCGGTGCTATTGCTACAGTAGTTAATCCAGCACAAGCATATGGACAGCGTCCTAAGGATTCAAAAGGACTGCCTAAGGCTCCGCAAAAGAAAAATCCAGATGGAACTGCTAAAAACGCCCTCGACATTGATAACAATTTGATGGGTGGCAAAACAGTTAAAAGATAAATACTAGTATGAAACAGGACAAACTAATGATTGAAGCAGAAAAATTACTTAACCAAGGCTTAGCCGACATGGCTGATATGGCCGAACGTGATCATGAAGTACAAATGGCACGTGCAGATTTATACAAGTTAGCAAAGTATTCAATCAAGTTACACGAAATGCTTAAAAGCGTATCTGAGCAAGAAGGCTTAGAAGGGTGGGTACAGGCTAAGATTACTAAAGCCGCTGACTATTTAGGTTCTGTTTATCATCATATGGATTATCAAACAAAATTCGACGAAGTTGCTACTGAAGGCAAGTACAAAAACGATGCACAACGTAAAGCAGTACACGCCGCTAAAGCAGAAAAGAACGAAAACAAAGATTCTTACATTTCAAAACTAGAACAAAGACTATCAGAATCACTAGGAGAGTAATATGAAACTTTCGGACATCACAGAAGAGTTCGAAGGCTTAAATGAAGCACCTCCAGGCGGATTCAATCCTAAAGCATCATTAGACAGAGCAGATAACAAACTACGTACAGGTGCAGTAGGTAACTGGCTTAGTAAATTAAATAAAGCAGTTAATAAGAAATACGCATCAAATTATCAAATCGATCCTAATGTTCCAGATGGTGGTATTGATCACGGTAAAGATATAGATGCTTATGTTAAAGGCAAAGACTTTGACAAACCTGCTAAAGAGAAACCTGCACCAAAAGCAGAACCTGCTCCTGCTCCTGCTCCAACAAAACCACAACCAATTAAAGATGTCGGTAAACTAAAACCCGGTAGTGCATTTAACGATGGCAATACTACTTGGCAATGGGACGGAACACAATGGAGTGATGGTAAGAATACACAAGATCCACAAACAGGTTTAAAACAATTTAATAAAGCACTGGCAAAAGGTCAAGCAATGGTTAAAGAAAAGGAAACTAATCCTTACTTTAATCCTTCTATTAGCGAAGCACCTCCGGGTGTAGGAATGTTAAAAAAAGCGGCTGGTAAAGTAGCACAAAAAGGTGCTAATATGGCTGTAGGTGCAGTAGCAAAAGCGGCTGGTGCGACACCTGATGAAGTTAAAGCGGCGGCACAACAACAAGGCGGACTTGCAGGTAAAGTTGCTGGAATGGCCGGTGGTGCAGATACGCAAAAGGTTGCACAAAAAGCAACAGCACTTAAAGGTGTTACAGGATCAACAGCAAGTGGTGCTCAAGTTGCTAAAGGACTAGATAAAGTTGCACAAGGCCAAACTGTTCCACCAAATGTGCTTAAAGCAATTTCACCGTATGCTCAAAGCATTATGACTATAATGCAAGATCCACAACTTATGGGCAAGTTTAAACAATTAATGAAACAAGCAAATAAGGGTGGGCAACAATGAGAATAGCAGATCTTATTAGAGGCTTTTTAGATATTATCGATGCTGAACAACCTAAAATAGATATTACTATTAACAAAACAGATGATGACCGACGTTTTGATCAAGTAAAGGATTTAATTCCCGACGATGATTGCGGATGTGGATCTGTTGCAAATGCACCAAAAGAACAGTATGCTGACATTGAAGCAGTTACTACTGACGCTGGTGGCGGTATGCACTCTCCAAAAGAACCAGAAGATATTCGCGGTGAACATGGCTCACTGTTTCGTGACTATCTAGCAAAAGTTCAAAGCAAAAATAACTAAATAACTCTAGTATTAACCTAGGAGAACATATGGCCTTTTTAGTTCATAACCTACCACCTATCGAAGTTTTTGTAAAGAAGGAATTCTTATATGACCATCAAAAAGGTCACGGAGAAGTTACTCCTGGGTTATGGATTAGTGTTAAAAGTATAGAAGGTAGAGCATTATATTTTGAAACACTACTAACAGAGTACGGTGCATTATACGATAAATTACCTCTTAGTGCGTTTGTTTGGAAAGAAGATTACTTACATAGCGAACAACTTCCTTTAGATACACTACAGATTTGGGATTGCTTTGATTACGATATTACAGTAATTAAAAAGCCTATGCTAAGTGATTGTGAATTTTTTGGCAAAGATCGTAAAATGCATAAAGGTGAATATCTTTTTACTATTGATAATTGTCATAGAGATAAAACTGCTCTTAATCAAAACTTTGCAGAACACGATCCAGAACACAAATCATTTAATGTAATTAAATTAGACAACGGACAATTTGCCGCACAACCAAATAACAGAGTAGTGTTTACAGATCAAAGTCTTGTTCCAACTGATCGTAAAACACCAGACTTCAAAGTATGCACCCAAAACTACACAGTTGAAAATACTCCTAAGTGGAGTGTAGGACACACAGACGAGTGGCACTACAAGGACCGCAACGAAACCTTAGACACCTAGCATATCATAAATATTTGCATGGTACCACATATTCAAACTTTTGAGTTTAAAGAACGAGCGAATATTTTTACTGGTATGTTCCACGAAAAGGAATCTATCAAAGCAGACCTTATTTCTTGTATTAAGGAACAAGGTGATCAACAATACCATAAAACAAATGTCAAAGCGGATATGACACGTTGGACTATGTATGACAATCCGCATTTCAAAAAAATTATTGACTTTGCTATAGAACTTTTGGAAGAAGGATTAGATCCAGTACCACAAGGAAATTTTTATGCAACAGATTGCTGGGGTGCAATTTATAAAAGAGGAGGTGAAACCCTACCACACGCCCATCATCCAGCACTTTGGAGTTTTTGTTATTATGTTGATGCTTCGGAAGAATGTGCTCCTTTAGTATTTCCAACTGCTGAAAGAGCCATTCAACCCGAACCAGGTCTTATTGTTATTTTTCCTGGTTGGGTAACACACATGGTACCAATTCAAGAAACAGATTTTGAACGAGTTATTGTTAGTGGCAATTTGACTATGGAAAGACCACAAGCGACTTGACATTAAGAACAAACGAATATATAATACACATTATAACATAGGAGAAACAAATGAGTGACCGAACTTACGGCGCAGACGAAAAAGCCAAACTAGAAAGATTGGTTAACGAAGGCGTAACAGTACTTCAAGAAATTTCAGACTTACAAGAAGGTTTGAAAGATACTGTTAAAGCAGTTGCAGAAGAACTAAACATTAAACCATCACTAATTAACAAAGCAATTAAGATTGCACAAAAAGGTGAATGGGGTAAAGTTGCTGATGATTTTGACGACCTAGAAACATTGATTGTTACTGTAGGACGTGATAAACTATAATGAATAAAATTATCAACTTCTGGAAAGAAGCAAAAAAACAAGACCCTTTAGCATTTTGGTTAGAAATGATAGGTACCTTAGTTACTATAGGTGCAAGTATGACTCTAGCCATTAATGCCGCTGACCCGGATATGCGTATTGTTTATCCAGGATTTATGCTAGGTTCAGCACTAGCAATTTTTACATATACAAGACGAAAACTTGCATGGCCATTAGTAATGGTTTACTACTTTCTTAGTGTAAACATTTTTGGATTTGGCGTAGCAATGGGATGGTGGTAAAATAGATGAAATATATGGTTGACATTGACAACACAATCTGCTATACTAACGATAGTAATTATGAAAAAAGTGAACCCGATTTAGATAGAATCGCTCACTTTAATAAGTTGTTTGATGAAGGCCATGACATTCATTATTGGACTGCACGAGGTGCAGTATCAGGCAAAGATTGGCAAGACTTTACAATGAAACAACTTAAAGGCTGGGGAGTTAAATTTACTAGTGTAAGATTTGGCAAACCACATTATGATATTTGGATAGATGATAAGGCAATAAATGATAAAGAATACTTTAAACAACAAGGAAGTACAGACTAAACCCTACCAACCGTTAGCATGGGTGGCAACTGCTGTCTTGCTATTAGCGGCAACTACGTTATCTGCTTTAGATAATCAAGTTTATGCTACATACGGATTTGGTATTGCATCTACTATTTGGACAGTAGTTGGAATACTTTGGAAAGAGAAGTCATTAATAGTTTTAAACGGCGTACTAACAATTATATACTTAGTAGGCATTTTTAAACATTTGTATGGTGTTATCGGCCAGTAAACGATTAGTTGGTATTTGTCAGCCTGAAGTGACAAACAGGAGAAAAAATGAGTTATGTAGATGCAATCTTTGATCGCGACCAAGATATTATTCGTGTAGTAGAACGAAAAGACGGTAAGCGACACCTTACAGAATATCCAATTAAATATACATTCTATTATAAAGACCAAAGAGGAAAGTATAAAAGTATCTTTGGCGATCCGTTATCACGTATTGTAGCAAAAAATACAAAGCAATTTAGAAAAGAACTTGCTATTAATCAAAACAAAGAACTGTTTGAAAGTGATATTAATCCTATATTCCAATGTTTAAGTGAAAATTATTTAAACGTTGATGCTCCAAAACTAAATGTTTGCTTCTTTGACATTGAGACTGACTTTGATCCAGAACGTGGATTCGCAGATCCAAGCGATCCATTTATGCCAATTACTGCAATTACAGTACACTTACAATGGCTAGATAGTCTTGTTACATTTGCAATGCCGCCTAAAGGTTTGACAATGGAACAAGCAAAAGAAGAAGTAAAAGAATTTCCAAACACATACTTGTATGATAACGAAGGCGATATGCTTGAAGCATTCTTAGATATTATTCAAGATGCAGATATACTAAGTGGTTGGAACAGTGAAGGTTATGATATTCCTTACACAGTTAATCGTGTTGCTCGTGTACTAAGCAAAGATGATACAAGACGTTTTTGTTTATGGAAACAACTTCCTAAAAAACGTGAGTATGAAAAGTTTGGTAAAACAGCACAAACCTATGACCTAGTAGGCAGAGTGCATTTAGATAGTTTGGAATTATATCGTAAATACACATATGAAGAAAGACATACTTACAGACTTGATGCCATTGGTGAAATGGAAGTCGGCGAAAACAAAACTGTTTACGAAGGTACGCTCGATCAACTTTATAACAATGATTTCAGAAAGTTCATCGAATACAACCGACAAGACGTTGCACTACTGGACAAGTTGGACCAAAAACTAAAGTTCATTGACCTATCAAATGAACTAGCACACGCAAATACGGTTTTGCTACAGACCACAATGGGTGCGGTAGCAGTTACAGAACAAGCAATTATTAACGAAGCACATCACAGAGGACTACAAGTTCCTAACAGGACAAAACGTGAACCAGGTAGTGATCCTGCGGCAGGTGCTTATGTTGCATTTCCTAAAAAAGGTGTACACAAGTGGATTGGTTCGATGGACTTGAATTCACTATATCCATCTGTGATTCGTGCATTGAATATGGATCCAGCAACTATCGTTGGACAACTACGTCCTGATCACACACAAGCATACTTAGAAGAAGCAATGACATTGCAAAAGAAATCATTTGCAGGTGCTTGGGAAGGTAAGTTTGGAACATTAGAATATGATGCAGTTATGGAAAAGAGAAAAGACTTTGACATTACTGTAGACTGGGAAGGTAAAGAACCTGAAGTATATAGTGCGGCAGAAGTTCATAAAATTATCTTTGATAGCAATAACCCTTGGATGCTTACAGCAAACGGAACAATACTTACAACCGAGTTTGATGGTGTTATTCCAGGACTACTAAAACGTTGGTATGCTGAACGTAAAGAACTCCAAGCAATGAAGAAGAAGGCAATTGATGCAGGAAACAAAATTGAAATTGCATTTTGGGACAAAAGGCAACTTGTTAAAAAGATTAATCTTAACTCTCTTTACGGGGCCATTCTTAATCCTGGTTGCAGATTTTTTGACCCGAGGATAGGACAATCAACTACACTAACAGGTAGACAAATTGCAAAACATATGGCCGCTGAAGTAAACAAAGTTATTACAGGTACATATGATCACGTAGGCGAAAGTGTTATCTATGGTGATACTGACTCTGTGTACTTTAGTGCATATCCAGTTCTTAAGAAAGAAATTGAAGAAGGTCAAATACCGTGGACTAAAGAAAGTGTAATTAAACTTTATGACCAAGTATGCGATGAAGCAAACAGTTCTTTTGAAGCCTTTATGGCAAAGGCATTTCACTGTCCAAAGAGTCGTTCAGATGTTATTGCGGCAGGTAGAGAAATTGTTGCTGAAACAGGATTATACATTACAAAGAAACGTTATGCGGCACTTGTATATGATGAAGAAGGTGAACGTAAAGATGTTGATGGCAAGCCAGGTAAAGTAAAAGCAATGGGTCTTGATCTTAAACGTTCAGATACTCCTGTGTTTATGCAGGAATTTTTAAGTGAACTATTACTTATGGTTTTAAAAGAAGCATCTGAAAAAGAAGTATTAGATCGTATTACAGAATTTAGAACTGAATTTAAAATACGTCCTGGCTTTGAAAAAGGTTCGCCTAAACGTGCAAACAAGATTGGTGAATACTTACGAAAAGAACAACGTGATGGCAAAACAAATATGCCTGGTCACGTTCGAGCAAGTATCAATTGGAATACACTGAAGAAAATGAACGGTGACAAATACTCGCAAGAAATTGTAGATGGTATGAAAGTTATTGTTTGTAAACTAAAACAGAATCCATTAGGGTATACAAGTGTTGCATATCCTACAGATGAACTACGTTTGCCGGACTGGTTTAAAGAACTTCCATTTGATGACGATGCTATGGAAGGTACTATTATTGATAATAAACTAGATAACCTTATCGGTGTGTTGGATTATGATCTAAGTAGTACACAACAGAAAAATACGTTTAACAATTTATTTGACTTTGGAGAATAAATGGCTACTCACGGAATGATAGACTTAGAAACACTTGGTGTAGAACCAGATAGTGTAGTTATTACACTTGGTGCTATTAAGTTTGATCCATACTCTGATACAGAGCCACATGATGGATTATATCTACGTTGTGATATCGAAGAGCAATCAGAAAAGTATAATCGTTCAATTGATGATAATACTCTTGCTTGGTGGGGTAGACAAGAACAAAATATTCAAGACGAAGCATTTGGTGATCATGAGAATAGAGTAAACATGGATACACTTACAAAAGCAATTAATAAATGGTGTGTTGGACTTGACCAACTTTGGTGTCAAGGTCCGTTGTTTGACTACGCTATTCTACAAAATTTATACAAACAAGTAGGAAAACCTTGCCCATGGAACTATTGGCAAATTAGAGACAGCAGAACTCTATTTAGTATGATGCCAAGTGATCCACGTAAGGCAATACAAGAAGAGGCTCACAACGCACTAGCAGATTGTTATTATCAAGCAAAGTGTGTCCAATCAACCTTTAAACATTTTGGAGTGAAAAAATGAAATTCGGTAACTGGGATATAGGCGGTGAAGTTGTTAAACAAGATGACCGCTATACTGTAAAAGATAATAAAGGATTAAAAAATCTTATTGTAAGTAGTACTAGATTAAGACCTAA